AACCGTCCCGTAGACGGTGGCATAATCGGTCCCCGGCTCACTGGACGGAGGTTGCCGATTCTTATGATCCTGCCACGACGACGAAATCGGCGCGGCCGGCGCAACATACCCCATCCTTATATCTCCCGATATCCGGCGAGAATTTCGGGCGATTGGTTCATATATTCCGGAATTCCCAACGCCCGGTAAAAATCCAACTGTGTCCCGTTACCGATCCGCGCCATCGTATGCGCGGCGATATTCAGCGACCAATACACCTGCGCGCCGGCGTCCGCGGGAATTCCCACCGTAACAAAGAGTTTCATTAGTCTTTTCCTCTCGCGTTGAGAATCATTAAGTATTCCTCTTCCGTGTATCCGCGTTCGTCGGGATCGTCGGATTGCACGTCGGCTACGTAGAGCGCGAAATCAATTGTTGGCGCGGCCCACGCCCCGCCGGGCCAGAGCGTCATGTGCACGTGCGGACCGTAATACCAATCGGAGCCGTTCCCGGACGCCCCGGAGAGCCCGAGCCCCGTCCCCCGGTCCACCCGCTGCCCAACAGAGAGCCACACGGCCGACAAATGTATAGCGCGGGTCGTGCGGCCGTCGTCGAGCGCGATCGTGACGTAACGGCCCATGCCACCACTATTCGACGTCTTCCGGTCGACGACCGTTCCCGGGCCGGGCGCCCCGACAACCGTCCCGTAGACGGTGGCATAATCGGTCCCCGGCTCACTGGACGGAGGTTGCCGATTCTTATGATCCTGCCACGACGACGAAATCGGCGCGGCCGGCGCAACATACCCCATCATGCCCCCATAAACCACATGACGGTTGCCGGGTTGCCGCCAAACCATGCGTGAGTGTCCTCACGACGGATACGTAGCTGGATTGACGTCTTCCCCGGTGCATACGGCGGGGAATCCCACACTACCGGAGTTGCCACCGTTGTAATTGCGTCATTGCCGGTGTTATACCAACTCACCACAACGAACTTGATTCCACGCCCACAATTCTGAATAACGGCCGGCACGTTGATTTGAATAATGCCGTTGACGTCCGTGTTACCGGTGGCGAGTCCGCCCGCGATAACCATTCCATACATGTGCGAATCGACGGCCTCCGCGAGCGAGCGGATAGCGTCCGCGCCCTGCGCTACGGGATCCGTCGGGGACGGATAGGGGAGCCCGCTTGTCGTCGTCCCGGATTTGAGATCCAAATAGACGGCGTGGAGTTGCTCGATCAACGCATCCCGTTTCGCGCCGGCCGGCGTCCTGCGGACCTCTACCAAAATATCTTCGTACTGCTGCTCAGTTGCCATTGTGGAGTCTTTCCTCTCAACCAATCACGACGCCGATTAGATCCGCCCATGAGATCGTGGGGGAAAACTGATTCCATCTCCATGCCGTGTCCATGTCCGACCATGGGACGGAGCCGCCGATACCGATTCCCTGGGAGAGTGAGAGCCGTAGGGACCATGCGCCGGTACTCACGCCGTCCGTGACGGTGTGCCGGTATTCGTAATGTCCACCCTCAATGAATCCGACGAGCCCCGGCGGGAGTGGCGCCCAGGACGGGATATTCTCGATCCGGAGAGGATGCCCGATCCGGACGGCACCGTCGAGCAAATCTAGTGTTGTCTTCATTTCGCGCGCGTCTATATCGGACTCGAACGATTGGTCCCATTCCACGTTCTCCAGCCGCCACCCGCTAGCCTGCACGCGGGCGAGAATCCGCGCCCCGACGTCGTCCGCGTCCGCTGCCGCTTGCAGTTGTGTTTGCAGAGAGACGCCCCGCACACCGAACACGGATTCCAACTCCGGGTCGACGCGGACCGCGTGGCGCTCCGTGGGCGCGGGTTGCCCGGCGTCGTTGACGGTTTGTTCCAACCATGTGACGTCCACGCGGGTTCCGATATCGGCCACGTTCTGCACCCAGCGGAGCGGGGATAGTTGCACGTTGGACGCGTCGAGCGTGATCGCGTCCACGGCGCCGGGCGCCGGCTCAATGACGACATACCCGGCGCCGGCGTCGTACACAAGCACGTAGAGCGCGGAACGGTTGTCCGGATCCTCCACCCAGTAATACGGGCCGCGTGTGATATGCGCGGCGCTCCATGCGACACCGGCCACGGATGCCGCCAACTCCGAGATGAGCCCCGCGGCCGGCTGGGAATCGACGTCCCGCCACGTGACGAGTGTGTCTGCTATCGTCTCGTCGACGATCGCGGTGACGGTCCCGCCGGCCAATGACAGGATGCGGTCCACGCGGTCGGACAACGGTTCCACCGTCCACGGCTGATCCCCGATGCGGATATTTTCGAGATCCGCCGTGAAACCGCGCGCGGTGACGTCCGCCACGAGAGATCCGCCACCCAACGCCACGTCATAATGCGCCTGTAGGTCCGTGATCCGTCCGGAGAATACAAGCGCGGTCCGGTGGATCTCCCCGGACGGTGCATACACGGTGACATCGTCGACAAACGCCGCCGCATAATCCGCCCACGCGCCCGGCGCTGCCGCCCACGTGCCCGGGACCGCCTGCCATGCCGGCGCGGTGACCGCGATAAGCACGCCGATCCATTTATCCGGCGTCGTGGCCGCATAGTCGACCCGCACCGTCTGCCACGTCGTCCCGTTGCCGGTCACGGATTGCCACACGCCGGCCGGCGTGCCGGTCCCGGACGGACTGTCGAATAGAGCCGGTTGCACGCTCACCGCGGCGCCCAGCGGCGCCCACACGGCCACGGACACCGGCCAAACGGCGCCGGTGTCGTCCGTGCGCGGGATCCCGTCCCACGCGGCCGGATCCTGCGCACTGAACGCGGCCGGGCCGACGACGAGCCCGGCCGATTGGCCGGGGGTGGGCGTGACGCGGAGACTATGCGCGCCGGTGGCGGCGCGGACCGTGGAGACGGTGCCGGCGCCCTGCGATACGGTGGCGTTGGCCGGCATCCCGCCGGGCGCGGTGGACTCGAAGCCGCCGTCCGTGATCGTCGACTCCCCGACGTCGACGAACTCCACCCCGGACGCGTGGATCTCCACCGCCCGGCCCACCGCCAACCGGGACACGAGATCGTGTCCGCCGCGCTGCGCGATCGACAACGACACGGCGTCCGCGTCGGGTTGATCCACGGCCGTTTGTCGTCCCCAGTCCAGAGAAATGCCCATCATGACGACGAGCGCGCCGGCCGCGAAATCCGCGCCGGTGTCTGCGACGGGGACACCGTCGACGAGCACCGTTACTGTTCCACTCATGGGTAGCTCACCGTCCCGCCGATGATGACGCCCCGCTCCCGGCGGGTGAGCGCGACGAGTTCCGAGCGAATCGCACGGGCGATCGCGTCCCCACCGCCAAACGGCGCATTCACGGTGATATTGATAGACGCGCCGGGCGTCGTCGCCATTGTGGACGCGGACGACGACGACCCGGCACGCGCATAAACCGCCGGCGACAACTGCGGGCCGGCGTAGAACGATGACGACACGGCGGAATGCGCGGAGAATCCCAACGCGGACGCGCCACCGCCGAGCAAATCAGTAAGCCATTTCGGCGGCGTAGGCCACTTGATCGAGTTCAACCACTTGACGACGCCGGCGATAGCGTCCGCTATCGCATTGAACATGGGCGCCAAAGCGCCGAGCGCGCCACTTACCAGTTTCGCCACAATGGTAAACAATGCGCCGAGCGCGCTACCGGCCAATGTTAGAATGGGCGTAAGCAAATTCAGAATGGGCGTCAATAGCGCCGCTACCAATCCGATCAATTGCGCCAATGGAGGCAGAATGGGCGTAATAGCCTTAATCATTGACAAAAACGCCGGGATCATTGGCGTAATAGCGGCGACGAGCAATTGTACGATAATCCCAATCACTTGATTGACGACCGGAATCAAGGGTTTAAATGCGTCGACGACCAATAGTAGAATCGTCGCCAATGGCGGGAGCAATTGCGATACCAAATCGCCCACGACCTGCAATAGCGGCATAAGTGCGTCAATGAGCGTCGAAACAATGGGCGTGAGAATCTGTATTACTTGCGCGACAATGGGGAATGCAGTATCCGCCAATTGGGTGATAAGCGGGACGATGATTCCGAGCGCCTGCGAGAGCGCGCCGGCGAACAATGGCACGAGCGGCGCCGCTGCCGTTATCACTTTGGAGAGCGCGCCGGTGATCGCGTTCAGCGCCGTAGCGAGAACGGGGAGGACCGGCGCCAGAGCGGAGAGCGCCTGTTGCATCACGCCGCCGAACGTGGCCTGTAGCTCCGGGGACGTGGCGATAAGCGCGCCCAGCGCCGCCACGACAATACCGATCGGCCCGGAGAGCCCGCCGAGCAGTTCCCCAATCAGCGGGATACCTTTCAGCGCGCCCGTCGACATGGCGGCGAATGCGCCGGTTATCGCTGCCAGTCCCGGCCCAATCTGCCCGATCGTCCCGGACAGCGCGTCGAGATTCAACCCCTTGAGTTTCGAGAGGATCCCGTCGAGAATCCCCCCGACGCCGCCGAGCCCGCCGGAAAACGCGGACGTGAATTTCCCCATGAGCCCCGAGATAAGCGGTTCCAGTGTGCGCAGGATATCCGCTATCTGATTGGCCCATGTGACGGCCATTCCGCCACCGGTTTTGGAAATGAACGGTTCGGCGAGAGCGGAGCCGATATCCCGCATAGCGCCTTTGATGCGGTCCGTTGCGCCGGCCCACGTCTGTTTCACGTTCTCCGCGGCGCCCCCGAAACGCGCTTCCATGCCGGCGGCGAGAGCGTCGAGCGCCTGCCCGGCGTCCAACGTTCCTTTGGAGATCATGTCCTTAATCTGCGGACCGGTTTTCCCCAACTGTGAGCCGATGAGTGATGCCGCGTCGACGCCGCGTTGCGCGAACTGCATTAAGTCTTGTCCGGTGATTTTCCCGGCCGCGGAAATCTGCGAGAAGATGAGCGATAGCTCACTGATTTGCTGCGAACTGCCGCCGGTGGCCGCGACGGCGTCCTGAATGGATCCGAGATACGGGATTACCTTTTGCGTGGCGATCCCGAAACCTAGCATCTGCTGGGTTGCCTCAATGAATGCCTGTTTCGGAAATGGGGACTGTTTCGAGAACTTCGTGAGTTCGTCCATCATGGCCGTGGCGGCGTCCCCGGATCCCAAAATGGTTTTGAACGCGGCCGTAGCCGTTTGATTCAATTGGTTGTATGCCACGCCGGTTTTGAACACGGATGCGACGAACACGGCGCCGGCCGTGGCCGCGGCCGTCCATTTCGTGGCAATTCCCGTCATGACGGCGTTAGCGCCGGCGCCGAATTTGCCGAGCGCGGTATCCGATGAGCCGAGCGCGCGCGCCAAATCGGAGTTATTGCCGAGAATGTTAACGACGAGATTTGCCGGCCGTCCCATATCCCCTAGTCCTCTCCGGTGTGTGTGACACGCTCAATTGCGGCTGACATGGCGTCGACTTGCGCGAGCGTCAACCCCTCCATGTGATCTAGGGGGACGTGATAGGCGAGTCCGATAACGGAGAGTTCGATCCGCCGTTCCCGGTGGGCGTACCGGAGCGCTGCGCGCTCCCATCCGCTTTTGGGAGACGCCGGGCGTACTGCATGACGGCCGTTGCCAGAGCGTCCGGCGACATTTGGAACACGTCCCGGACGGAGACGGCGTGATCGGTATGCACGCGGGTTGCCCAGTACATGAAACCCAACTGCCCCATATTGGTTCGGGCGAGTTGATCCATCGAGACGCCGCATTCCAGTTCAAAATGCATGATCTCGCCGGACGTGAGTCCGTTCCGGAGGATTTCCGCGACGTCGTCGAGATCGACGCCGGCGAGATCGTCCGGAGTATCCGCCGGCGCCGGCGGGATCTCAGAGTCCGGCGCCGGCGCCGGGGAATCGGTATCGAATATGGGCAACGGCCCGCCGGGGAACTCGTCCGGGTAGCGGTCGACGTCGACAATGGGTCCGGTCACGTCGGGGGGAATAAATGTGCTCATTTTGTGGCCGGCGTGGCCTCTCCGATTCTGTCGATAATGCGTTGGAGATCGTCTAGGTAGAAATCGAGCCACACGCGTTCCGAGCGCTGCGCGGCATCGATGATGAAAAAGGATCCTTTGAACGACCCGCCACGCCACCCGCGGCGCATATTGGGTCGACCCGGCCACCCGTAATGGTTATTTCCGGCGTAGGGAACCGCCGCGGATCCCGCGCGGACGACAGCGCGTCCCACTTGACGAGATCCGCGGACAGTCCCCTGTAGGTTCCCGGTATCGCCCACCGGGACCATGGGCCGTGCGACGTCGGCAACAAACGTCGACACGCGTTGATTGGCGGTTTTGAGATCCGCCGTATCGACACCGGCCGTTTTCATGGCCGCGCGTAGCTCCGTGAGCCCCACGACGTAGTAGCCGGCGTTTTGAGTGACCATGACGAGCCCCGGTTACGGCGCCATTCCTGCCGCCCACGCGGCGCCGTCCCAATGGGCGTTCGACGCGTCCCCGAGCACGACATACTGTCCCGTCGTCCACGCGGTGGCGGGGGTGGCCGTGACGCCGGCCATGGCGGCGAGATCCGCCGGCGCGCTAGCGCCGGCTGGGAGAAAATTTCCCGGAGTTCCCGCCGTTGCCTCTGTCGCTGCGACCGCGGCCGATCCCCACGTCCCGAAATCCGGGTCCGTGGCGCCCGCCGGGCCGCGGAGGCTCCAGTCGAAATCGCGCGTAATCCGGGACTTGACGTCCCCGCCGATCCCGAGAAACTTGACGTAAACCTCTCCCGTAACGGTGGGCGAGTTCGTGTTGTCGTTGGGCGTGAACGTGAACTCCTGCCACGTGCCGGCGTGCGCCAAACTCCACTGCTGAAGCGACGGGGACGCGTCGAAATCCTGAATCATGGTGCCCGTGACATGCCACGGCCCGGGCGTTGTCTCCCCGCCGACAGCATCCCCGGACAACACGAACTGCTGATCCTCCGTGTCCCCGTCCTGCTGCTCAATGATGAGATTGGTTGTCTGCCCCTCTGCGGACGCCTCCGTCCCGGTGGGGCCGAATGTGAGCGTTCCTTTCAGGAGACGCGAATCGTTGACCATGGTTGTTTCGTCCTCTCAGACGGTCGTAACGGTGTAGGTAATGGCGGGGAGTGTTTGATCCCCGCCGGCGTCCGGGATGAACGACGACGGCTCATAGCGGGTGACCGCGGCGACGGCGTCCAGCGCCTCCGTGAGTTCGTCGACGATCTCGTCCGCGGCCGCGGCGATCGCGTCCACGGTGCCGGCGGGGAGCACAACATGCACGAGCCACGTTGTTTGGTCCCCGAGATAGGTAGACGGCTCCGAATAGCTCCATTCCGGCCACCCCATCCCCCGCGCAATGACGCGCGGGGGATACGGGGAGCCGGTGATCCCGGTAACGGTGGACAGCGCCGCGGCAATCTCGTCGCGCGTGTCACTGAGCGCGCTCATCCGAGCACGACCCGCCGATACGGCCGTTCGTAACGCTCGATCTCCGCATCCCAGCGCGGCAGGACTGCCGAGCCGAAATCGTTCCCGGAGACGACGCCCAGCGGCGCACCGGTCGCGGCGATCGCACGCCCCACCCGCCGATATATCGCCGGCGTGAGTTCCGCCGGCCACGGCTCGACGACGCATAGTTGCGCCTGCGCGGACAGTTCGCCCGCGAGGATGAGCGGCAACTGTTCGTCGTCGATCGTCGACACCGGGACCCGGAGCCATTCCCGCACCATGTCGGGCGTGGGAGGCTCCGTGTAGCCGGGGCCGTCAAGGGTGGGCGTGGGATCGGCCACGGTCGTTACTTCGACTTAGCGGCCGCGCGGGCGTCGGAAACGATCCCCTCAGCGTCGAGCACCGGTGCCGGCAGGGTGAGCACGGAGAACACGTCCGGAGCCGTGTTCAGTTCCGCCGTGTATCCGGCATAGCCGACGAGCTGCCCGAGCACGTCCGGCTCATCCACGGAGAGGAAACCGTCGAGATCCTCATAGAACTCCACGAGAGATCCGCGGCCGATAATGCCGGTGTTCGGAGCGAAATACGGATCCACAACGACTTTGAATCCGGCCATGGACCCGCCGAACGATCCCGGGTCGAGCCCCGGCCACGACGGCACGCCCATGGGGCCGACGTCCCCGCCGAACGTGGCCCACACGTCAACGCTCATCCAAAACGTGTCCGGGAATCCGAGAGGCTTTCCCGCGGTGAGCGGGGCGCCGGCCGCGGTGAACAGGATTTTGCGGATCGTGGCCGCATCCCAGTCCGCCACCGGCACACCGGAGTTGTTCGTCAGCGACGCCACAAACTGCGTGACGGCGTCCTCATCCGTCTCCTGCGCATAGATGTTGGCGAAATCTTCCGCCACGATCTGCATGATTCCCGGCTGCGACCACTTGATATCCTGCCGGGAAATGTTCAGATGACCGGCGAACGTGCCGGCGGCAACCGGCAGTTTCCCGATAATCATTTTCTGGGATGCGGTCGGATCCTTCTCCGCTGCCTGCTTCCCCACGGCCACATGCTGAGTGACGACGGGACGGTCGAACGCCTGCGCGGTGAGCGGCCGGCGGGCCACGGACTGCACAAACGGCCGGTTGTTGTCGATCAGATTGACGACCGGCTCCAGAATGGGCCGGGGGATGATGCCCGGGTTGTCCGCGGTCGTCTGATGCGCGGTGGCGCGCTCGATCATTTCGAGCGCGGCCGCGTCCCCGCGCAGAGCGCGGCCGGCCGTGACGATGTAGTCCCCCACGGTGGGGAACGCCTCCCGGAGCACGACGTCCGGGTCCTTTTCCCGCTCCGTCACGATGACATTGGTTGTCCCCTGCCGGGACGGGGCCGGCGTGAACTTCGACCGGAGCGCGGCAACTTTGCTGCGGGACTCTTCAACGCCGGCGTGATACTCGATCGACTTCCGGAGTTCTTCCGCGCGCTCATTGTCGCGCTCGACAGTCTTCGTCTCGTCGGCGTTCAGTTCGCGGTTTTCCGCGGCCGCACGTTCGAGCAGTTCGTCCGTGCCGGACAGGATTTCGTCATATTCCGCCGTGAGACGGTCAAGATAAACGCCCATTGGACGTGCCTCCATGGCTCAAAGAAATGGAATGAGTTGGCGTCATTTCTTTGGCCGGGTGGCCGGTCGTCCACTCCCCCGGGTGGCCGGTCGTAATGCCGGGGTGGCGGGTGGAGTGTCGCCGGGGTGGCGGCACGTATTCAGTTGGGAGAGCATGCCCGGGTGGCCGGTCTATGCCGGGGTGGCGGGTCGTATTCGTTTATCCGCGGGAGTGACGTTCTCCCACTGGGAGTGACGGTAGACCCGGCCGCGGGATCCCGTCAACCCCGAAAAAGTGTCAGAGATCCCGCGTCACATTTTCCGCGCGGCCGTCTGCCATGGCGTGACGGCATGCCGTGACATGTGCCACGGCATGCCGGCGGGGACGCGCCCGCGTAACCGCTCCCCCACCCGCCGGCGCCGTACAAAGTACGCGGAGACGTGCGCCGTGCGGCGTCATGACGGCCGGACGGTAACCGGCTCGACGGCCACCCACCATAACGCCGGCCGGGCGCCGTGCGCCGCCTCCAGCGCCCGCACGCATGAGAGCGGGTAGTCCTCCCGTACTGCCGTCCACGGCCGGATGCCGTCGACGTCGACGGCCACGAACCGGAACGCCATTCGATCGCATTTGACGATCGTGCGGCCGGCCAGTCCGAGCGCTGCCGCGGGCGGCGCGGCCGCGGTCGTCCACCATGACAACGCGTCATGCCGCAAAAGCGGTTGCCTGTTGGGCCGGACGACGAGATCGTCCATGATCCGCGGCGCCCGGTGCGCGCAGGTGAAATGGTAGAGCCGCATCATGACATCGCCGGCCGCGGCGTCATGACGATGTGTTGCCCGATCGGCGCCGGCGCGTCCGGATGCCGGGAGGCGAAATGGACGGCCCACGCCAACGCGGACGCCGGCCCGGCCGGATCGTCGACGTCCGTTTCCACCGTCCCCACGGCGCCGCACAACGTACACATGACAACCGCGGACGTCTCGTCGTCTGTCATGAGCGGGTGAGCAGAATGTCCACGAGCGCGGCCAACTCCGCACCGTCGACGACGAGCAGAGCGGCCACGAGCAGATTGATACTCTTCCGCCACCATGGGACTTCCGGAGCGGCCCGGATCGTTTCCCGGATGAGTTGCACGTCCTCGCGTGTCAATGGCATGACGTCTCTCCCAATGTCATGACGCGCCGGCGTGGGCGCGTTCCGCGGCGTAGTACGGTCCCATGTCCACGAATTCCGCCAGAGCGGGGAGGTTCCGGCGGATATCGGAGACGTAAGCGTCGACGACGTCCCCGAGTAGGTCCGGGTCGTCGAGCAATGTGCGGAGTATTCCGGCCCAGTGCCATGCGAGTTCGCATTCCACGGCCAACTGAGATTGCCCGGCGCGCAACGCCATGTTGCGGACATGATCCATAGCGCGCGCGCTCCGGGCCAGCGCTTCCCGGCGGTCGTCGTCCGTCGTCATGACGCGGCCGGCCGGTTAATCGCTGCGCGGAGTTCGTCGAGCCGGCGCCGCGCGGCGTCCCGGAGCGGGGCCGGCGCCGGCCCGATCGTTTCGTGATCGCGTGCCACCGTGACGCCGGCGCCGGCGTACTGCGGGGAGCGAGTCGCGGCCACATGGTTGAGCCCGGCGAACATGCGGACGCGGACGTCGTGCCCGGTGCGATGCTCGATCCGCGTTTGGTAGACGCGGGCGCCGATACTCCACCCGGTGAGTTCCCCGGAGCGGGCCTCTTCTGCCTGCGGGTGATCGCGGTTGATCCGGAACTCCGGATAGACGCCTCTGTCGTCCTCCGAGATCCCCACACACCGGCCCAGCCACCGGGCGCCGTCGTCCCCGGAGTGGCCCAACATGAGATTGATCCACCGTCCCCCGCGTTGCACGTCCCGCGCGAACGCGGAGCGCTGCCACTCTTCGACGTAGTACTCCGTGCCGTCGTCTGTGACGGTCGTCTCTACCCCGTAGGGGACGGCCATTCCGCGGACCGTCCACCCGTCCCCGATCGGCTCCAGAGGGACGGGGAGAGCGCGTGTGATGAGCAGTTCAGACATTATGGATTCACTCCTAACGTGACGAGATCCGCGTGTTTGACGAGTTGTTCGGCCGCGGAGACGACGTCGTCTCCCGGCTCCGATGTGACCGCCGGCGGGGTGGCCGGCGCCGGGGTGGGTTTCGGCGGCAGGCCGATTTTCGCGCGCGCTTCATCCTCCGTGATGATCCCCGCGGAGAAATAGCCGGTGACAATGTCCATCGTGGACTTACTGTCCGCCCGCATCCGGGAGTCATAGTCCCAGACGACTTCTGTTCCGGCCGGCATGAGCCATTTTGTGACCGCCTCCGTAATGGGTCGCATCCACCGGTCCGCGGAGTCCCGGACGAAATCGATATCCCCCGTCTCGACGTTTTGATACGTCATGGTGGGGCCGTCCAGTCCGAGTTTCCACGGTGGGATCCCTACGGCGTTCGCCGTCATGTGAGCATTCCATTTACGCGCGTCGACCAACTGTGCCTGTTCCGCGTTGCCGACGATCGGCAGGAGAGTTGTCCCGGACGGGAGGACGACCGGTTCCCGGGTGGAGACGATATCGCGCCATTTCTGTTTGAGGTCGTCGGCCTGCGACTGGGAGACGACGCCGCCGGCGGCGATGACGGCCGGGGGGAGTGCGCCGGCGGCGAACGTGTCCCGGGAGTAGTCCTCCGCGGCCAACGTTCCGCCCAGAGAGTCCGCGTACTGTTTCAGGACGCCGCGTCCGAGTAGCTGCCCGGACCGGGCGCCGAATGAGACGTGGAATACTTCGTCCGCGGTGAGCGTGACGCCGCCGATAACCCAGTAATAGGTCCCGTCCGGCTCGACCATGAGCCACACTTCATCCACCGGGAGGGGGAGCACCCATCCGGGCCGGCCGGTCCGCCAATCGATATCCCCTTTCAGCGCGACGTGGTTTCCGTAGAGGATCCCGTCCTCCGCTGCCGCCCAGCGGTAATTCCACAGTGTGGAGAGCGGGTCCGGGTCCCCGACGAACGCGGGTTGATCCGGAACGGGAATGGAGATCCCCAACGCCGGGTCGAACCGGCGCGCATACCAATTCGTGGACGCGGCCGCGTTCGCCAGCAACGCCACGCCGCGGCCGAACGGCGGGTAGCCGAGCGCGTCGGATTCTGTCGCCGGCGGGACGGTGGGGATCGTCGGCGGCGTGACGGTGTCGAGCAGAAACGGGATGAGATCCCGCCGGCCCATCCGCCCGGATGGGCGCGCCAGTTGGGTGAGTGCGGACGAACCGCGTAGACGAGTGCGAGCGTAGGACAAAGCGACAGCGCGGGACGCCACGGAAACCCCCTAGTAGACGAAAAATCGATCCGGTTCCGGCGCGCGTCCCAGCGCCCATGCTGAGAGGGTAGCGCTCATGACACCGGTTGCGGGGATCGGTCCCCGTCTTTCCCACTGCCACGATTTCCCCGTCGTCCGTTGCACGCCGGCCACGGACTGGGAGAGGGTGGCGTAATGGTCGGACTTCCGGACGCGGAGCCCGCCGGCGCGCAGCCGGGAATCCCACGCGAAACACGCGGCCGCGAGATCCGTGGACCCCATCCGCACGAGTTTCGCGGAGACGGCCGGGTCCGCCTCCAATGTCAGGATGAGATCGTGGCCGGGGCCGTAATCGTCGATCCCGATTGCGACGACGCCGGCGGCGAGATCCCGGATCCGCTGCGCCACCCATGACGAGCCGGGGCGATCGTCGATCGTCTCTTGCATGAGCCCGTCCCGGCCCGGGTCCGCGGTCGTCGCGGTGATCGTCGTCACCCGGTCGTAAGGGTCGATATCCACGCCGAGCGCGGCCGGCGTGTCCGTGGGGAGCTCGAGATCGTCCGCGTCGACGCCGGCGGCATCCCACGCCGCCCGGGAGATCGTCAACCAAAGCGGGGTGGCCGCGCCGGCGCCCGGCCACCGGCCGAAATACTCCGCGCCGAACGATTCGTCCCCGAGCCGGACACGGTCCTCCCGGAGTTCTTCAATCCGGATGATCCCATCCCCCAACGCCGGGTAGAACTCCCACCATGATTCTTCGTCGTCGAGATCGAACGTGTCCGGGACGGTGAACTCGAAATAGGCCGTTCCCGTCGTCCGGCCGGCATCCACGGTCGCGCGGCCGCGCTCTTTCATCTCCCAGAGCGCCGTCTGATCGTTGTTCAGAATGGACACGTTCGACACGCGCCAGATTTGGCCGTGGCCGCGGGCGTCCCCGAGTGTCGGACCGGCCGCGGCCAGGAGATCCGCGCCCACTACCCGGTTGAACACCAGCCATTCGTCAAATGTCAGATGCATGATGCCGTCCCCGCGGACGGACGAGCGTGTCGGGGCGAACACGGACAGATTGGACGACCGGTTCCACCGCCAGTCTTTCCCCGACGTCCGCGGGTCGATCGTGAGCCCGGTGTCCCCGATCGACTCCCGGAGTTTCACGCCGGCCCGCCACACGGCCGGCGACATACTGTCCCGGTACGGCTCCACAAGATCCTTCATGAACCGCTGCCGCGCTTTCACGAGATTCTGCGCCGTGTGCGCGCCCACGAACGGCATAACGCGGCCGGTGTCGAGCGTGACGGGGCCGGCGATCGCGCGGGCCAGCGGAACGCCCATCGTCGTCACGGATTTCCCGCACCGGCGTCCGACGATCGCGTCCACGTTCGCGTAGGCGAACGGGGAGCCGGGGCCGTCGACCCGTTCGAGCCCCACGTCTAACATGTACTGCTGCCACCGGGTGGGGATCCGGCCCAGTTTCGCGGCGATCGCGGCGCCGTAGAGCGGGCCGTCCGTGTATCTATGCGGTGAGCGCCGGGTCCGGTACGTCGGCAGGATCGGACCGTGCGGAGAGTTGTTCGACGTACTGCCGGATGCGGTCCAATTCATAGTCGACAACGGCGGCGCTCTCTTCGATAACGGGTTCCGGGAGTTTCGCCTCCGCGGCGATCATTTGCGCGTATAGCTGCGCTTTGGCAATCCCTTTGGCGCGCTGGACTTCCCCGGCCAGTTCGATAACGGTTGCGCAGAGCGTTTCATGCCACGGCTGAATAGCGCCGGCCGCGCGACGAGCGGCGATCGACGCCCGGGCCGCGTCGACGAGCGTTCCGTCCGGGGACGGCGACGGAGGCTCCATCCCGGGGAGCGTCGGCTGATCGAACATGGCCGGCAGTATGCCGCGGATCGTCCCCCAGTTGGGACGATTCCGGAGAATTCATCGTCGACGACGGCCACGCCGGCGCGTTTCGGCCGATCCCGGCGCGGCCGGTTTTTTTCTAGTTCACCAGAGTAAATACCGGAGCT